GAGCAGTTCCCGCCCGAGCAGGAAGGCATGGAGTTCAAGGTCGCGTGTCACGCGCGCTGCGGCGGAGTGGTGGCATACTATCCCATGTCTGTGCTCTATTTTGACCATTTCTGAAATAATATCGCCTGCTTAGGCGATTTTAGAGACCGCACCGGACCGGCATTGAAAAGGACATAAGCAATGAGCGGCGGACCTACTCGTATTGCACTTCTCGACGTCTCTGTTCCTGATGCGGATCTTCCGCTGAAGGCGGCGACGGCATCCGCGTCCGGCCTGATGAAGGCCGGCGACCGCGCCCAGATCGACGCTGCACTCGGAAACGGTGTGGTGCCATCGGCGCGCTTCCTACTCGACACGCAGCCGACGAACGGCGACACCGTCGTGGTGGGCGGGCACACGTTCAAGTTCGTGACGAGCCTCGCGGCCCAGAACACCTTCACGCAGATGAAAATCGGCGCGTCGGATTCGGGCGCCTCGGCGCGCACGCTTCTAATCCACGCGCTGAACGGTGTGGTGGACGCGGCGAACATCACGTACGGGACGGTCGCTGTTCCGAATGTGCTGGCGGACCTCATCGACACCAACAAGGTGCGTGCGCGTCTCGCGACCGCTCCGGGTGGGACGGCCTTGCCGGGTCGCACGAGTGTGGCGGTGTCGTCGTCCATGACCCACGCGGCCGACGTGTGGGACCAGGCGAACCTGAACGACACCGGGCAGCCGGCCAACGCGTCGATGGGACTCAGCAGCGTGACCATCTCGGCGGCGATGATCACCGCCGGGAAGGTCTTTGTCGAGTTTCCGTTCACGCCTGCCGCATTCGTGGCCTCGATCAACGAGTCTACGGGCAACATGGCTCGTAACGTCACCACCGACACGCTCACCATCGAGGGGAACGCGGTCAAGATCACCCTCGCCGGTGGTGCTTCGCCGAATCTCCAGGCGAACGATATCGTCTCGATCTTCGCGACGTCGTAAGGCGCTTAGAGCGCTAGAAAGGCCGAAACAATGGCAGACTCAGAGAAGCAGTTCGACACCGTCCTCGTCAAGCACAACGGCGGGGGCCTGTTCCACATCGGCATCGCTTGGAAGGAAGGGACTCACGGCGTGGACAAGATCACTCTTCGCCCCGGATACAACCAGGTCCCTGCGGACAAGTGGACGGTCGCCGAGACCGAGAAGATGGTTCAATACCATCTGAAGCACCCGAAGAAGAACCCGATGTTCGAAGTCGAGGGTCGGGCCAAGGGTGGCGAATACATCCTGGGAAAGTTCTCGGCCGAAGAGGCGATCGCCGTGGTCAACGAGACCGCCGACGACAACGTGCTGGCCGAATGGCAGCTTCAGGAGAAGCGCCCATCCGTGCTCAAGGCGATTGCCGCACGTCTCGAGGAGCTGCTCCCCCCGGGGGCGCGGAACTAGTCGATGATCACCTGGACCGACGTCGCGCTTCTGGACCCGAAGCTAGCGAGCATTCCCAACGGGGCGCAGACGGCGCTCCTGGCCGACGTGTACCTGATGCTCCCCGTGCAGCGCTGGGGAACCAAGCTTGACCTCGGTGCGAAGTATCTCGCAGCGCACATGGGCACGCTGTACCTGCGCGGCGGGACCGGCCCGGGTGGACCGCTCACCGGTGAGAAGCTCGGTCCCGCATCTCGCACTTACGCAGCGCCTCGGCTCGTGCACGGACTTTGGACCGATCTGGATACGACGGTCTGGGGTCTAACTTTTCGACGAATCGCGCGGGGGCTCGGCGCGCTCGGCGGAGTCTCCAGTATGACCAACTCGCCGCTCAACGTCCCACCGGACGAGTTCTTCGATCCGTGGGGTGGGCGGTACGGCACCGGGTCGTGACGTGCCCAGCATCACCCTCAAGGTCGTAGATCGTGGCTGGAACGACCTCATGCGCATCATGCGCGAGACCGCCAGGCATCCAGGCGATCTCCAGGTAGGCGTCTTCACCGATCTCGAGGGGGGTGGTGACGTCCGCACCAAGGACGGGCTCACCAACGCCGACCTCGCCGCTATCCACGAGTTCGGTACGTCCGACGGGCATATCCCCGAGCGGTCGTTCATGCGCTCGACGTTCGCTATGTACAAGCGCAAGTACCTCGAGCTGCTGAAGGATAAGCTCATCCAGGTCGTGACCGGACGCATGTCGTCGGTGCTCGCGTTGAAGAGCCTCGGAGACGTCATGGTCACCGACATGAAAGCGCGCGTCGTCGTCGGTGACATCGAGCCGTACAACGCGGACTCTACCGTCGCGTTCAAGCAGCGCATGGGCTATCTGGTGAGCGGCGCGGTCACGCCACTCATCGCCACCGGACGGATGATCTCGGCTCTCACTCGCAGGCTGGTATCATCGCGCTGATGGACCTCACTCCCAACATCGATTCGTTCGCTACCGGGGTGTACACCGTCACCCGACGAGCATCCACCGGCGTTGGGACGGACGGTCGTGCGGCGCCGGCGTCGTCGAGCACGTTTACCATTGAGGCCAGCGTGGTACCGCTTTCCGGGCGCGAGCTTCAGCGTCTACCAGAAGGTATGCGCGTGCGCGATGCCCAGAAGCTCTACACCGCCACGCCGCTTAAGACCATCGGCGCGCCCGACGTAATCACCGTCGGCGGTGAGGACTACGAGGTCTCTAGCGTGACTTCGTGGGTCGGCTTCGGCGGAGACTTCTATGAGGTCATCGTCCTGAAGGTGGGGAACTAAGATGGCGCTCGCAGCGGTCGAAGATGCGATCCGCGCATGGGTGAAGTCGGCGAGTGGTCTGAACGACTCGAACGTCTACTTCGCCGACCAGAAGGTCGAACGACCGACCGGGCCGTTCATCACCATCCGCATCGACGGGCCGACGTCGCTCGGTGCCGTGGACCCTCTCATCACCTACTACGATGCCGGTCGGCCGGCTGGGATGGAGATAGAACTTCGGGTGGAGGGCCAGCGCTCGCTTCTGGTATCCATCCAAGTCTGGCAGGCGCCCACGGTGGTCGGGACGATGAGCCCTTCGGCCGTGGACTTGGCGGCGACCGTTCGCACGGCCCTGCGCTTGCCAACCATCCGCGATGCGCTTGGCGATGCGGGTCTGTCGCCGTACAATGTCGAACCGATTCGGAATCTTGGCCGTGTGCTCGGTACGGCCTTCGACGGGCGAGCCCAGTTTGACGTGGAGTTCTACTGGGTCGAAAACGCCAGCGAGTTCACCGGGTATGTCAACGAACTGGATGTCGGCGAGACCGTCAGCGGCGGCGCGGTCGTGGACCCGATCACCGACACCATCGTCATCACGGGACCGTGAGGACCCGTGGTACAATAGGAACTTAGGAGCACCCAGGCATGGGACTTGATCAGATCGTCTCCGTCGTCATCACCGCCACTTCGCCTGGTGTCACCCAGGCCGGTTTCGGTGTTCCGTTGATTCTAGGGACTCCGAGCTGGTCCACGGACCGGATCCGGTTCTACACGGATATCTCGGGCGTGGCCGCAGACTTCGCCAACACTCGGCCGGAATATCTGGCCGCGGCGTCGATCTTCGCTCAGAGCCCGCGTCCGCCTACGATCGCCATCGGTAGGCTCGCCAACAAGCCAACCCAGTCCTGGGACATCACGCCGACCGCGGTCAACTCGACCGTTTACACGGTCTTCGTGAACGGGCAGACGGCATCGTACACCAGCGACGGCACTGCGACCGTGGCCGAGATCTGCACGGGTCTTGCCGCTGCAATCACCGCCTTGTCGATTTCCGGTCTCACCGCCACGGACAACACCACGAAGGTGACCGTGGCGCTGGGAACGGCCGGCGACTGGGCGCATCTCCAGGTGGATAACATCTCGCTGCTCAGCCTGGCGCAGGTGCAGGCCGATCCTGGTGTCGGGTCGGACCTGGATGCCATCCTGCTCGTGGACCAGTCGTGGTACGCGATCATCAACCCGTGGAACTCGGCGCTCATGGCGGCTGCGGTAGCGAGTTGGGCCGAAACGAACAAGCGGCTCTTCCTGTGCGACACCCAGGATAGCCAGTGCGCGCTGCACGCGCTCTCCGGCGCCAGCGACATCATGGCGACCTTGAAGACCGCGGCGCGTAAGTACACCGCGACCATCTACCACCCCGACAACGGCAGTTTCATCGCCGCGGCGTGGGCCGGGGCGCTTCTGCCTTTGGACCCAGGTTCGGAGACCTGGGCGCTCAAGCAGCTCTCAGGTCCATCCGCGGTCTCGCTCACGGGGACTCAGCGCACGAACATCCTGGCCAAGAACGGGAACGTGTACGAGGCGGTGGCCGGTTTGAACATCACCGAGTTCGGTACGGTGCAGGACGGCGAGTACATCGACGTCATCCGCCTGATCGACTGGACCTCGGCGCGCATGAAGGAGCGCGTGTTCACCATCCTGGCGCAGAACCCGAAGGTCCCGTACACGGACTCGGGTATCTCGATGCTGGCGGGTGCGGTCCGCTCGGTGCTGAGCGACGGCGTGGCCGTCGGCGGCTACGCGAGCTATCAGGTCCAGGTGCCCACGGCGGCCAGCCAGTCGAGCGGTGACCGCGCGGCGCGCGTGGTCCGCAACCTCAACTTCTCGGCCGTCCTGGCGGGCGCAGCGCACACCGTCGCCATCCAGGGCTCGGTCTCGGTGTAATGAAGGAGAACCATGGCCACCCGTACGTATGACCCCGGACAGCACCACGCGAGCTTTGGCAGCATCCCGCTTCAGGGCTTTGCCGACGGCACGTACTTCACCGTCGAGCGCATGAGCGAGGCGTTCACGTCCGTGGCGGGCGCCGGCGGCGAGGTCGCGCGCGTGCGCATGCGTGACAAGCGCGGCTCGATCAAGTTCTCCTGCATGGCCTCGAGCCCGACCAACGACCTGCTCTCCGCCATCGCGGCGCTGGATGAGGCCAACGGTTCGGGACAGGGCGTCTTCCAGATCGTGGATGCCCACGGCACCACCGTGGTGCTGGCGTCCAATGCCTGGATCAAGAAGCTGCCCACCACCGAGTTCAGCAAAGAGCTGCCCCACCGTGAGTGGGAGTTCGAGTGCGAGAATCTCGAGCTGTTCGTCGGCGGCAACGCGTAGTCCACCCGCACTACTGGGAGGTTCTAGATGCTCGAGTCCAAGTCCAAGGAGATCGACGGTCATACCTACGAAGTCACGCAGCTCGGCGCGATGCGCGGCCTGCGGCTCCTCACGCGCATCGGTGCGGCCGTAGGCCCGGCGTTGGCGAAGTTCGCCGGTGCGGCCGATACTGGTCTGGGTTTCGACGTCGGCGCGGCTGGCGATGCGCTCGTGGCGCTCTTTACCAAGCTCGATGAGAAAGAGATCGAGCACTTCGTTCGCGAGATGCTCTTCGGCGGAGGCCTGAAGAAGGACGGCACGCCGGTCACCGACAAGACGTTCGAGCTGGTGATGGCGGGCCAAGCGTTCGCGGTTCTCAAGCTCCTGGTCTTCGCTTTCGAGGTCAACTACGGCGATTTTTCCGACGCCGTCCGCGGAATGCTTCCGGGGGCGGCGACCGCGGCGAGCCCGTCACCGGCATCGACCACTTAGGGGAGGTATTCCCGTGCTGGCGCATCGTCGCCGTGGAGAAGATCGCGACTCTCACCGAGCTGGAGTCGTGGTCTATCGTGAACGTGTGCGACGCGCTGGATTTCGTGGACGCGTGGCGCCGCGCCGAGAGACGGGCATCGGAACGTAAATGAGTCTTCTCAACGGGCTGCTCAAAGAATTCTTCGTCTCGTTGAAGCTCAACGTGGACGAGCAGTCCTTTGCCAAGGGGGCGCTCGCCGCCCGCGCGCTCGAGATGAGTCTTCGCGCCATCGGTCATGCTACGGCCGAAGCGCTGAAGGGCGTCGTGGAGATGGTGGACGGTGTGGCCAAGCTCGGCCGTCACGTCACCCTCGCGGCGCAGCGAGCGAACATCTCGACCGATGACATGCAGAAGCTCGGCTATGCCGGCGAGTCGGTCGGCATATCGATGGATACCACCTCGACGGCGATGGGCTTCCTGGCGCGCAACATGCTTCGAGCGAGCCAGGGTTCCAAGACGGCAAAGCTGGCGTTTCAAGCTCTCGGTGTTCAGGTCACTGGCCAGGACGGAAAGCTCCGCGACATCGGTTCCGTGATGGGAGACTTGGCGGATGTCTTCAAGGACGTTAAGCCGGGTGATACGGACAAGTTCGCCCAGATCTTCAGCGTGCTCGGGCGCCAAGGCGCGCGCGTGACGCCGATGCTCGAGCTGGGGCGTCAAGGCGTCGAGGATCTGTTCGCCGAGCAGAAGGAATACGGCAAGTACCTCGACGGCCCGGCGCTGAAGGCATCGAACGACTACGCAGTCGCCACGCGTAAGATGGACGCCTCGATCCAGGGTCTCAAGGTCCAGATCGGCGGTGGGCTGATCTACCTGCTGGTCCAGATCAAGAACTCGGTCATCAACTTCATCAAGGCGAACCGAGAGCTAATCAAGCAAGTCGCGAAGCCGATCTTTGCGGTTATCATCCACGCCTTCCGATTGCTGTGGGACGTCATCAGCGTTGTCTCGAAAGCCTTGCTCGAACTAGCTAACCTAATCGGAGGCGCTCTCACCGGCAAATTTGGAACGTTCGTCCAGGTCGCTGTGGCCGGAGCTACCGCGCTCTTCGTAGCGTTCATGTTGATGAACTCGCCGCTGCTCTTGACGGTCGCCATTCTCTCGGCGCTGTTCCTGATTCTCGAAGACATCATGGTCGGCATGCGCGGCGGCCGATCCGTGATCTTCTTCCTCTTTCA